CGGCGTCCCTCACCGGCAAGCTGCTTCAGCTGTGCAACGGCAGCCTGTACGACGAGGACGGCACCGTGCACCAGCTGCATCGGTGCAAGCTGGACGCGTTTGAAGAGCTCATCGAAGCGCTGGACGGCCAGAGAGCCCTCGTGTTTTACAATTTCCGTTTTGACGAGGAGCAGCTCACCCAGCTGCTGAAAACCCGCCACAGCACCCTCAGATTCGCCGTGCTGCGCACCGGGCAGGACGCCGCCGACTGGAACGCCGGAAAGCTGGACATTTTGCTGGCGCAGCCCGCCAGCTGTGCCTACGGGCTGAATCTCCAGCAGGGCGGTCACCACCTGATCTGGTACAGCTTGCCCTGGAGTCTGGAGTTATACGCGCAGGGAGAAGCCCGGCTCTACCGGCAGGGGCAGACCCAGAGCGTCATCGTCCACCGACTTATCGTCAAGGGCGGTGCGGACGAGATGGTGGTCAAGGCGCTGAGCCGCAAGGACACCGACCAGAACAGCCTGATGCAGGCGGTAAAGACCCGCATCCGGGCAGCGCAGGAAGATAACACCGACTAAAACCAGCACAAAAAGCTGGTATCACCCAAAACAGAAGGGAGAAATCAAGTGAGCATCCGAGCATTCCGCCGCCTCTCCCGTGCCGAGCGACGCGGCTTCATCCAAACCATCAAAGACCCGCTGACCCGCCGAGTCTTTGAGATCGTATTTCTGGGTCCGGGCAAGGTCAGCTGGCGCAAGGCGGCGCTGCTTTACGGCGGCGGCATTTCCCCGGAGACCCTGCGGGTCTGGGTCTGGAAAGAGCTGCACCGGGCTGAGAGCCCCACAGCGCCACTGTGAGCTCCAATACCGCACCGGCAGCAAGTTCCACGCCGGAGCGGCAAACGCCGCGCACAGAGCCCCACAGCCGCCCGCTGTGCAATTCATAACGTTTTGCCCCCAAAACCCATGCTATGCTTTCCGAGATAACAACTACGGGGGCAGGGTATGGGTTTTTCGAATGAGCGCATGAGGACAGGGCAGCTGGTCAACTGGTTTCTGCTGGACGTCCTGGAGCTGACCCCGGCGGGCAACCCCGTCACCAAACCGCTGCCGCTGCCCTTCGGCGTAGACCACCTCATCGGATTCAACGAGCTGCTGACCTGCAAGCACCCGGAGAATGCAGGCGTGCACTTCTTCCTCGATGACTACCAGTTCGAGCGATTCTGGCGACAGCCGCAGCGCTACCTCAACGCCCTGTCCCGGTTCCCGCTGGTGCTGGGGCCGGACTTCTCGCTTTACACCGACTTCCCTGCCCCGCTCCAGCGCTGGAATCACTACCGCAACCAGCTGCTGACAGCATGGCTCCAGCAGCACGGAGTGCACGCCATCCCGGCAGCCAGCTGGTCGGATGAGGACAGCTTCCGCTGGTGTTTTGACGGCATCAGCCCCGGTGGAACCGTAGCCGTAAGCACGGTGGGCTGTCTTGTCCACAAGGACGCACAGGAGGGGCTGGCACAAGGGCTGGATGAACTGATCCGACGGACCCACCCAGCCGAACTGCTGGTCTACGGCAAGCTGCCGCAGCAGGCAGCGGCGCTCCTGCGCAGCAATGGTGTTCCGTGGCAGGCATTCCCGCATAGCATGGCGGCTCGCGTCAGAGCCAGAGAGGAGACGCTGTAATGGGCGGCAGAGGAAGCAGCATGAAAGGCTCCCAAGGCATGGGGGGGGTGGCGCAGTAGCGCCCGCAGCAGCCGCACAGGCGATGCCCGCGATTCAGATAGCACCGGCAGCTCAGGCAGCGCCCCAGCAGCAGTCAGGTCCGCCCACCGGTGTGAACGGCTTCGGTCACCTGACCCCGCAGCAGGTCTCCGCGCTGGAGAACGCAGCGCAGCAGCAGATGATGCGTGACCCAAAGCTGGCAGCAGGCGTGACCGACTACATCAACCCGGTCATGCAGGGCAACGGCAAGGCGCTGAGCCAGAACGCCAACTGGGCTGCGGCTACCGGTCAGCCCCTGACCAAGCGGCAGCAGCAGATGCTGGACGCGGTGGACAAGCTGGCCAAGCCCATCGGGGCAGAGACGACCCTCTACCGAGCGGATCACCCGGACTTTCTGGAGCGCCACTGCGGCCTGCCCAAGAATTACAGCAGCATGAGCGACAGTCAGCTGCGCAATCTGCTGGTAGGCAAAACGTGGAAGAGCACCAGCCTGGAATCCACCGCATACGACAGCCGGAACAACCCCTTCTGGCCGCAGCCCAGTGGGCGGGGCACCGGCACCCACGGGCAAGGCGGCATCAATTCCGGCAACCGGGAAATTCTGATCCGGTATCATACAGCCAAGACCGCCCGCGCGGCGTTCATTCAGCCCAGTCAGTCCGAAGCCGTTCTGGCAGTGGGCACAAACCACAAAATCACACAGGTGCGTACCACCCGCACCGGCCCTACCCGCACCTACCTGTCCGGCAAGAAAGTTCTTGAGGTCGTGATCGAGGTGTGGTAAAATCAATCTGGAGGTAATTTCTATGGCAACGAAGAAACCCAAGCAGACCGACGATACCATCATCGGCGGATTCATCCAGCGGGACACTCCGCCGGTTTCGGAGGGCCCCCGACATTTTGCAGTAGATCTGTTCGACGGGGACGGTACCCGCCTGACCGACAGCGACGGCAACTGGGTCGGCCCCCTTTCCCGACTGGCCCCGGAATGGCGCAAGTACGCCAAGAAGCCCGCAGCCAAGAAGAAAACCACCAAGGCAAAACCCAAGAAAAAGTAAGTCATAACGTTTTGCCCCTGCTTTCCGTGTTACCCTTGACCGAGAAATTCACAGCCAAGGGAGGACTCACATGGGCGGCAGAGGTGGAAGTATGGGCGGCAGCCACGGCATGGGTGGAG